TTGCCGGAGCCGGCGAAGACCCGTTCGGTTAAAGATGAGCCGGGAGTGACTATGGCGCGGAAAGAGAAGGAAAGCATTGTGCTCGATCTGGGGACGGCAAACCCCAAGCAGGCGCTGTTTTACCGAAGCCGCGCGCTCTACACCGCCTACGGCGGGGCCAAGGGCGGCGGGAAGACGCACGCCGTGCGCGTCAAGGCCGTCGGCGGGGCGCTTCGGTGGCCGGGCATTAGGATTCTCATCGTGCGGCGGACATATCCGGAGCTGCAGCAAAACCACATCGAGCCGGTTCTCAGGCTTGTGCCGCCGGAGGTGGCGTCCTACAACGCGACAAACCGCGTTTTGACGTTTACGAACGGCTCCGTTATCCGGTTCGGGCACTACCCGGCCGGGGCGGGGGAGCGGGAGTACCAGGGGCAGGAGTACGACTGGATTTTCCTCGACGAGGCCACGCAGTTTACCGAGCAGGAGTTTCGCCTTTTGGGCGGGTGCCTGCGGGGCGTAAGCGACATCCCAAAGCGGTTTTACCTCACCTGCAATCCCGGCGGTGTGGGGCACGGCTGGGTCAAGCGATTGTTTATCGACCGCATCTACCGCAGGGGCGCGACGGAGGAGGAGAGCGAAAACCCCGACGATTACGCGTTTATCTTCGCGAGCGTGGAGGACAACCTCCCGCTCCTTCGGGCCTCCCCCGCGTATCTCAAGATGCTCTCGGCGCTGCCGGACAATCTCCGCAGGGCATACCGCTACGGGGACTGGAACGCGCTGTCCGGCGCGTATTTTTCGGAGTTTTCTGAGCGCGTGCACGTCATCGAGCCGTTTGCCATTCCGAAGGGGTGGCGGCGGTACCGCTCGATGGACTACGGGCTTGACATGCTCGCTTGTTTGTGGATTGCGGTGGACGAGGCGGGGCGGTGCTACGTCTACCGCGAGGTGCACAAGGCGGGGCTGATTGTGACGGAGGCGGCGCGGCTGATCCGTGAAAACACGCTGCCGGGTGAGGTCATTGAGACGACGTTCGCGCCGCCGGATATCTGGAGCCGGCAGAAGGACAGCGGCCGCTCGATGGCGGAGCTGTTTCTTCAAAGCGGGGTGCCGGTGATGAGGGCCGACAGCGCGCGGGTGCACGGGCACATCATGATTAAGGAGATGCTCAGGCCCCGGTCAGACGGGCGGCCGGGCCTTCTGATTTTCAACACCTGCCGCACGCTCGCCCGCGACCTGCAATCCATCCAGGCCGACGAGCTCAACCCCAGCGACTGTGCCCGCGAGCCGCACGAGGTGACGCACAGCGTCGACGCGCTGCGGTACTTCTGCGTCTCCCGCACGCTCAAAGGCGAAAGGAGCGCGCCGGATTTAGCGCCCGACGAGGCCGATTACGACATCTTCATGACGGGAGGGGAGGCGACGCGGGATTTTCTCACATACTGACGGAAAATGACTTTTATGAGGAGGGGAGCGGCATAAAGTGGACACGCTTGTTTTGCTGACGGCGCAGGCGCTCGTCGCTTTGCTCACGGCGGCGGCGGGGTGGGCTGTTTTCAGCGCCGCGGCGCTCAGGAAAAGGCTGCTTGATTTTGAGGAGGAGACGAAGCGGGCGCTCGACGCGCTGCGCCGGGAGGCGGACGCGCTGCGCTGCCCCGAGCGGGAGACGGACGAGGAGGCGGAGAAAAAGGCCCGCGCCGAGCGGCTTTTTACGGAGGGGCTCAGCAGCATTTTGGCGTACGATTTATCTCCGAAGGAGAGTAAGCGGGTATGAGAGAACAGGAGAAAGGCCGGGCGCGCGCCGGGGTGATAACGGCCGAGAGCGTCTGGAAGGAGTACGAGAAGGGCCTGGCGTTTAAGGAGCAGATCGGGCTGTTTGAGACGGTGCGCGTCAACGAAAACTTCTTTATCGGCAAGCAGTGGGAGGGGGTGGCCTCCAACGGGCTGCCGACGCCGGTGTTCAACTTCCTCAAGCGCCTCGTGCTGTTTACGGTGTCGAGCATTACGTCAAGCTCCATTAAGCTGCAGGCGTCCCTCATCCGGGAAAAGGGCGCGCCGGAGAAGGTGAAGGCCCTCGTGCGCGCCGTGAACGAGGAGTTTGAGCGGCTCTTTGAGCGTAACGACGTCCTCGCCCTCATCCGGGAGATGATGCGCAACACGGCCGTCGACGGGGACGGGTGCCTGTATACATACTGGGACGCAGAACTTGAGACGGGCGGGCTCGCAAGGGGCGGCATCGTCACCGAAGTGATTGAGAACACGCGCGTGTTCTTCGGGAATGTAAGCGACCGGCGCGTGGAAAAGCAGCCGTACATCATCCTCTCGCGGCGCGAGATGGTCGATGCGCTCCGGGAGCGGGCGCAGCAAAGCGGCTGCGAGGGCTGGGAGGCCATCCGCCCCGACTCGGACGAGAGCGGCTCGGACGCATCGCGCCTTACCGACGACAAGGCGACGGTGCTCATCCGGCTGTGGCGCCATCCCGAGACGAAGACGATCTGGGCCTGCGAGGCGGCAAAGGGGCTGATGCTGCGCGCGCCGTGGGACACGGGCCTGAGGCGCTATCCGCTCACGTGGATTAACTGGGACTATGTGCCCGACTGCTACCACGGGCAGGCGATGATTACGGGGCTGATCCCGAACCAGATTTTCGTCAACAAGCTCTACGCCATGAGCATGATTTCGCTCATGACGACGGCGTACCCGAAAGTGGTGTACGACCGCACGCGCATCGCCAAGTGGGACAACCGCGTCGGCGCGGCGATCCCCGTCGCGGGCGGGGACGTGAGCACCGTGGCGCGGATTATCGACCCGGCGCAGATTTCGCCGCAGATTGCGCAGTTTATCCAGCTGGCCGTGCGGGAGACGCAGTCAAACCTCGGGGCGACGAGCGCGGCCCTCGGCGAGGCGAGGCCCGAGAACACGTCCGCGATTATCGCGCTGCAGAAGGCGTCGGCCGTCCCGAATGAGCTGACACGCCATAACCTCTACCGCTGCATCGAGGACTTGGGGCGCATTTACCTCGACTTTATGAGCGAGTACTACGGCGTGCGCGTTTCCGACGGGGGGACGCTCGACGAGGCGGTGGATTTCTCGGCGCTCAGGCGCGTCGGCTTAACGCTCAGGCTCGACGTCGGGGCGTCGTCCTACTGGTCTGAAATTGCGGCGGTGCAGACGCTCGATAACCTCCTGGCGGCGGGGAAGATCGACATGGTCGACTACCTCGAGCGGCTGCCGGAGGGGTACATCCCCGGCAAGCAGGAGCTTTTGGACAAGCTGCGGGCGCGGCGGGCGGCGGGCGCGGCGGCGCCGGAGCGGCTGTCTCCGCGCGCCGACACGAAGGACGCGCTCATCGCGCTCGGCAGGTTCGCAACGCCATAGAGCGTCAAAACCGCGCCTGCTTAGGCGGGCGCGGCGCCCTGCGGGGAAAGCGGGCGCGCCGGAAGGCGTGAAGGTCAATGTTGAACGGGGATTCAATCACAATTTTTGGGTGCAACGGGGCAAAACCAGCCCCGAGCATAGCCGCCCAACCAGAGGCGAAAGGAGAAAAGCATGGCTGAAATGAGCCAAAACGACGATGTGGTGCGGGCTGAGACGGCGGCCGAGGGGGCCACACCAGCGCCCGGAGAGCCGGACGGCCCGCGCGCGGCGGGCGGCGCAGAGAGCAGCGCCGGAGAGCAGATGTTCACAATCAAGTACATGGGGGAGGAAATAGCCGTCACGCGCGACGAGCTCATCCGCCTCGCGCAAAAGGGACGCGATTACGACCGCATCCGAAGCCGCGCGGAGATGCTCGCGGAAAAGCTGCGCCAGCTTGAGGGCGGCGCGGCTCATAAGGGCGCGGACAGTGCGGAGGCGGCGCTTTCTGAGGAAAAGGAGCGCGCCGGCGGCGCGGCGGCGCGGGAGGACAAACACGGCGGCGCTCAAGGCCTGATGGCGCCTGAAGAGGGAGAGCAGGTGCCTGACGACAAAAAGGCGCGGCCGGATACGGCGGAAAGCGCTTTCGCCGAGAGCGGCCTTCCCGGCGGAGCGGAAGCGGGAGAGCGCGCGGGCGAGCATTTTATGGACGCGCCCGGGGAGAGCAGGCAATCCGCCGACGCGCTGCGGCGGGAGCGGGAGATTGACGAGTTTATGCGCGTGTACGGGCCGGTGGAGCCCGAGGCCATACCGGAGGCGGTGTGGCGCGAGGTCGGCCGCGGCGTTCCCCTCCTTGCGGCGTATCAGGCTTACGAGAACAGGCTGCTCCGGGCGGCCCTGGCCGCCGAGCGCCTTGCGAGGAGCAACGCCTTAAGGTCCGTCGGCTCCGGAGCGACGGCGGGCGGGCTCATCGCGGGGGATTTGATTGTGGAAGACTGGTATAAGCGGGACTGATGAAAAGGAGTGACGCGATTGGCCATTAACCTGACGACAAAGTATTCCGCCCTCATCGACGAGCGCTTCAGCCGGGAGTCGATTACCGACGCGTACGCCGGCAAGAAGTTCGACTTTGACGGGGCGCAGAGCATCAAAATCTACACCGTCGACCGCGTGAAGCTCAACGACTACAGCCGCAACGCCGAAAGCGGGCGCTTCGGCAAAATCAGCGAGCTGGGCGACAGCGTCCAGACGCTGACGATGACGCAGGACAAGTCCTTTACCTTCGCCATCGACCACGGCAACGCGGCCGACCAGCTCAACATCAAGCACTGCAACGAGCAGCTCAAGTCCCACTGGGACGAGGTCTGCACGCCGGCGATTGACATCTACCGCCTGAGCAAGTGGGCAAACGGCGCGGGGCTCGGCGTCCTCGACCCGACGCCGCTCAACAGCGAGACGGTCATGCGCGCGATTCTCATCGCGTCGGCGGCGATGAGCAACCACCTCGTGCCGAAGAAGAACCGCGTGCTGTTCATCTCCGAGTCGCTGTACATCGAGACGAAGATGTCCAAGGAGATTATGGGCGTCGACACGCTGGGCGCCGAGGCCATCAAGAACGGCTGCGTGGGGCGCATCGACGGCATGGACGTCGTGCCCGTCATCGACAGCTACCTGCCGGCGGGCATCAACTTCATGATCAAGTACAAGGACGCGACGGTCGACCCGATGAAGCTCAAGGTGCTGCGCGTGCAGAAAAACCCGCTGGGCTTCGACGCGGATATCGGCGAGTGCCGGTTCTACCACGACAGCTTCGTCCTCGACGCGAAGGTCAACGGCATCTTCGTCCACGCCAGGAGCGGCATGTGCCCCGTCCCGGCGTTTACGGGGACGAGCGAAGTGGCCATCACGTGCGAGGGCGCGGAGGTCATCCGCTACACGACGGACGGCTCAAATCCCAAGACGTCGCCGTCGGCGAAGGTGTACACCGGCCCCGTGGCGCTGGAAATCGGCCAGACGCTGCGCGCTTACGGCGCGAAAGAGGGGTTCGTCAACTCCCCGATCGCCGAGTACACGCGCACGGCGTAACGCAGGGCGCAGACGCGGCGGCAGCCATAAAGCTGCCGCCGCTGACCGAAAGGAGTGAGACTTGTGGCAGCGACGGCGGAGAGAATTTACCGCGCGGCGCTTTTGCTCATGGACGAGCCGGACGCGTACGAGCAGTACAAAAGCCGGGCCATCGCCGTCCTCAACCTGCTGTGCGGGGAGCTGGCACTTCGCTTCGGCCTGGCGGCGGAGGAAGGCAAGCGGCCGGGCGTTCGTGAGATTGCCGAGATGACGGACGAGCTGGAGCTTGACGAGGCGGCCGCGCGGCTGATTTTGCCCTATGGCCTTGCGGCGCACCTGATGAGCGAGATAAGCCCCGCCGCGGCAAATTTCTTCCAGCAGCGGTACGAGGAGCTTGCGTACCGCGCGCAGGACGCTTTCACGCGCCGCTCCGAGCCGATTGAGGACGTCTACGGCGCGGCGGGGGAGGCGGCGCCATGGCGGTAATCCGGGGGGATGCGGGCGAAAAGACGGTGGCGATCCGGCAGTGGCTCGGCGTCAACGAAAGCCCCGACGGCGGCGCGGGGCTCAAGTACGGCGAGGCGGCGAAAATGGTCAACTTCGCCGTCACGCGCGACGGGGCGCTCATCAAGCGCCCTGGGACGAAGACGGTGATGGGGCTGGCCAGCAGCTACGCCGTGTCCGTCTCCGGCGAGGCGGAGACCGTGCGGACGGACCTCAACGCGCCGAGCTGGTCGGTGACGGCGTATCCGGCGGTGACGGTCAACGAGGCGGGCGTGCTGGAACTGCTCGGCGAGCCAGTGACCGTGACGGCGGCGAATCTGCCGTCCTACACGACGCATTACTGCGCGCTGCAGGGAGCGGTGTACCGCCTCGGGCCGATTGAGCTCGAAGAGCCGGCGGAAGGCACGCCGGTGCCGGGCGGGAAGATTAGGCTGGGCGAGAGGACGTCGATCACGATTACGCATCCCGAGTTTTACAATTCCATCCGCGTTGAAAACGGGAAAATCGTCGCGGAAGACAGGGCGGCCTACGCCAGCGGCCAATACGTCCGCTGGTGGGGCGGCAGCGCCGTGTGGCGGTTTGAGTCGATATGGCTTGTCGACACGAACCCGAGTTACGGCGGCATTTATCAGCTCACGGGCCGGCCCGTGAGCGTGGCGGGGGACAACAAGTACCACTGGAGGTTTCACCGCGCCGCCGCCGTGCCCACGTCCGGCGCGACGCCCGTGCAGGGGATATGGAGCGGCCGCGTGGCGGGGCGGGAGTATATCGTGGCCGCGTGCAGCGGGCATTTGTGGTCCCTGACGGAGCAGGACGGCCAGTGGACGAAGACGGACCTCGGCACGATTCCGACGCCGGGGCGCGTGACGATGTTCGGGTACGGCGAGAAGCTCTACATCCTAAACGGCGAGGAGTATTACGTCTGGGACGGCGCCACGGTCGCGGCGGTTTCCGGGTACCGCCCGCTCGTGGCGGTGAGCGTCCCGCCCGCCGGCGGCGGCGAGACGCTCGAGCGCGTCAACCGCCTGACGGGGCAGCGGCGCGTGCGCTTTTCGCCCGACGGGACGGCAAAGACGTTTACCCTGCCGGAAAAAGGGTTTCTCAGCGTCGACTACGCCCGCGTCGTGGGCGGGGAGGAGCTTGCCGTCGCGTCCTACGATGCCGCGGGCGGGACGGTGACGCTCGCGGTGGCGCCCGCGGCGGGGACGAACACGGTGGAAATCGGGTACACGATGCCCAACGCCCTGCGCGCGCAGGTTGTGAAAATGCGCTATGCCGAGACGTTTAGCGGCGCGACGGACAGCCGCGTCTTCCTCTACGGCGACGGCACGAACAAGGCCATCTATTCCGACCTCGACTACGACGGGATGCCGACGGCGGAGTATTTCCCGGACCTCAACGAAGTGGCCGTCGGCGGCGCGAACGAGCCCATCACGGCGATGATCCGCCACCACGACAGGCTCCTCGCGTTCAAGCCCGATTCGGCCTACTCCATCGCCTACGACACGGTCACGCTCCCGGACGGGACAGTGACGGCGGGGTTTTACGTCCGCACCGTCAACCGCGACATCGGTTCGGCCGCGCACGGGCAGGCGTGCCTCGTGGTCAACCACCCGCGCACCCTCGACGCGGGCGGGATTTACGAGTGGGTGGCCGCGTCCGGCTCGGGGAACATCATGATTCTCGACCAGCGCAGCGCCCGGCGCGTCTCCCACAAGGTGGAGCAGACGCTCCGGACGATGGACTTAACTCAGGCGATGACGTTTTACGACAAAATCGAGCACTGCTACTACGTCGTGCAGGGGGGCGTCGCCGTTGTGCAGAACATGGAAAACGGGGCGTGGTATACGTACCGGAACTTTCCCGCGACGTGCATGATCGTCTACCGCGACGAACTGTATATCGGGACGGAGGAGGGGACGATCCGGCACGTCTCCCGCGCGTACACGAGCGACGACGGCGCGCCGATCGCGGCGTACTGGGAGAGCGGCGCGATGGATTTCGGCCTTTCCTCCGGCGGGAAGGTCTCGTCCGACATCTATGTGACGATGAAGCCGGAGCAGGGCGCGCATGTCCTGGTGTCCGTCCGCTCCGATGTGCGCGGGGACTGCGGCGAGGTGCTGCTCGGTCAGGAGCAGGAGACGCCGGAGCAGCCGGTTTCGTCGGGGCTCATGACGTTTAAGGCGATGAGCTTTGCGCACTTTAGCTTCGGGACGAGCCGGCTGCCGCGCATCAGGAGGCTTAAACTGAGGGCGAAGAAGTTTGCGTTTTACCGGCTGATTTTCAGGTCGGAGACGAACTGGTCCACCGCGACGATACTCGGCGCGGACATCAAGGTGCGCTTTACGGGCGCGATTCGTTGAGGAGGTGATGCGGTATCTTTACGCCTTTGCAGGAGGATTTGAACATCATATCAAAGCTCGACGACGAGCCGAACGACCATCAGGGGCTCACGCCCGCCCAGCTCAAGGCGCGCTTTGACATGGCGGGCAACGCGATAAAGGCGTACTTAAACGGCACGCTCCTGCCCGAGATGGAGCGGGCGATCGACCACATCGACACAAGCGGGTTCGTGCCGGCAGAGCGCACGGTCTGCGGGAAGCCGCTTTCCGAAGATATCACGCTCACGGCGCACGACGTGGGCGCGCTGCCGGCGGAGACGCCCATCCCGTCCGCGCTGGCGGATTTGAATGAGGATTCAACGCACCGGACGGTCACGGACGCGGAGAAAGCCGCGTGGAACGCAAAGAGCAATCTCGCGCTCGGCGAGACGTCTACGACGGCGTACCGCGGCGACCGGGGGAAGATTGCCTACGACCACAGCCGGGCGACGGGCAACCCGCACGGGGCGACGCCGGCGGACATCGGCGCGGCGCCTGCGGTGCACACACACGGAAACCTCTCGGTAAACGGCAAAGCCCTGTCCGGCGACGTGACG